CAAAGAGTCTAGCACAAACATGCATGGATTGCGATCGTCTTCAGGTTTCTTAAGATAAAGATCAACTGCCTTAAGTGCCTTGCTTCTAAACCCCTCTACTGTTACGACATTGACAACGACCAAACGTGTTGTATCAATTCCGCGACTTTCAAGTAATGACTTGGTAATAGCTGCCTCAGTATCAAAATATAGACAATATCCGCTAGGATTAGTATCAAGAAAATTCTTAACCACAGCAAGGGAGAAGAAAGTTTTTCCAGTAGAAGACTCCCCAGCAATAGCAGTAATCTTATTGCCAGATACACCACCAAATATACTACCTGAAACCAATGCGTTAAAAATGTAACTACCCGTGTCAACGTATGTTTCACTTTCATCAATCTCCGATGCCAGTTTGGTATAATCGTCTCCGATTTCTTTAACAATGTCTTTAAGAAATTCCATAATTAGATAAAAAATGATTCTAGAGTTGTAGATTTTTCCACTCTCCACCCAATAGCATCTAAGATAATTCTAAGGGGTTCTAGGAAAGATTTTTCAAATTGCAGGTTGTAATCAATATACCTGTGAAGATCAAATTCCTTCGGAATTGTTTGAATAAACGAGATTACATTTTCATGAATCGGATTTGGTTTTTTCAAGTAGCAAAATTTAATCTTCTCACCATTCTGAATAAGTGAGTATTTATTTGTAAGTTCCTTCTCCTTAACGTAGTGATTATAAAGAAGAGCACCCCTTGCGTGAATTGGTGTTCCTTTACCATATATTGAGCTATAAGAATGATACTTTGTCACTTCAGAAACAGATCTCGGAAACGAAATATCTTCCGGTGGAAGTTTTTTAAAGTCATTCCGACACTTATCAATAAATTCAATTACATCATTCTCTGTCCCCTCCACAATCATTCTGAGGGCGTCTTTAATCATCTTTCTGCATGGTGCCGGGGTCGATGATTTAATCGCTTCAAGTCCCATGATCTTCAGTTTAGATTGTTCATAACGAACACCTTCACTGTCCCAAACATTGAGAATATACCTCTTCTTAGCAGTCCAGATTCCACGATCAGCAATATTTTCCCGCTTCATCTGCATCATTTGGTCGTAAGCATTCACATACTCAGCCAATTCTTGGTAAGAACTTTCAATATACTTTTCAAATTCCAACTTACAGACCTTATCAAGGAACGACACAACGCCCTCAGTAGTTTTCTCTCTCCCGGCGAATATAGTGTCAACAAAAGGACCCATATTAAGATAAATGGAATCAGTATCTGAAGCAATAACATAATCAACACATTCAGTCTTAAGTAACTTGTTTAGGTATACGTTCATTTTGTTTTCAATCCAACGTATACTGACTTGCCCAGAAAGAGTAATCGCTTCTGCATTCGCAAGTTTATAATATCTAAAATACTGATTTCCAATGGCACCATAAGCACTATTGAGTTGAATCTTACGCGCCATCTGAATATTGTTACACCGGGCAATTTCCTTTTCAAGGGATTTTGTGGGGGTCTTTTCATATTGCTGCTTAGCGGCAAGCATCTTTTTCTTATAAATTGTCCTCTCCTTATAGATCTTCTCCATCAACTCTGGAAGAAATCCCTTCTTAGTAGTGTCAAACAGAGCACCATTTGCACAAACAGTTTGTCCATTAAGATCACTCAGATCCAACTCCTTATTAAGAAGTTTCTCAACGGAAACACTTGGATGCCTCTGATCCAAAAGAGTTTCTGGACTAATATTATACTGCATAATCAAATGTGGATATAGAGAGTTAAGGTCAAAACTCACAACCCAATCATAAACACCCGGCTTCGGTTCTTTTACATAAGCACCCGCATACCTATCACTCTTTGTAGTTCGCACCTTTGGTGGGATTACAATATTCCTTTTCTTGAGGTATGTGTAGATAATATTATCCCACATACGAACCTGATAAAACACATCAACAAAGTTTACCTTGGCGTCATATGCCATAGTAATAGCAAGTTCAATCAGTTTCATCTTGTCTTCCAAACGGTCAACAAGTTCCACGTCAACGATGTTGTATTCTACAAACTTTTGCCAATTCTGGGTATAGAACTCTTTGAATGTTTCATATTCAGAGTGATCCAGTTTTTGTTGCCCCAACTCAACAGAAGCAATATGATCCAAACGATAGGATTCCTGTGCCTTATAAGTGAACTTCTTATAAAGATCCAGATAATCAAGTTGCGTCAGACCACCAACATCATACGCAAGATGCTCCCTACCGGCAACATAGATCTTGCTTTCGGTCACTAGTCCCCATGGAGAGAATCTTCTTGCCAACTTTTCGCCTAATACCTTATACAGACGACCACAGATGTAAGGAACGTCATACAATTGAATATTCCACCCAGTAATCACCTCTGGGGTATTCTCCATCCAATACTCAATAAAACGTGTGAGTAGCATATACTCACTGTCACATTCGATGTAAGTGAGATTGCTCTTGTTATTTTTGAATGGATGTCTGCCCCAAGTCATCAATTTCTTGGTTGCATAATCTTGAATAGTAATAGTAAGAATTTCTTCAGAACATGACGCAGTATCTGGGAACCCATTCTCAGATGCCACCTCAATATCAATTGTAGTCAGCAGGATCTTATTAATATCAAACTTAATCTCATCCTCCGGATACTTGTCACTAATGTATTGACATACATAGCGATCATTTCCATAGATCTTAAATCCCTCTACATTATCGTAACGGGCATAAAAGTCTCTACAATCGCGGACAAGACCAGGGCGAACTTCATCAACAAATTCGCCATCAAGAGTTCTATATTTTGTCTTTTTCTTCGAAGGAACGTAAAGTGTAGGATAATATTCCTCCTTAAACATTACATGCTTCCCATCCTCATAACCACGAACCAGGAATTGATTCCCGATCATTTGCACATTAGTATAAAAACGTTGGGGCATAATATAGAATTTAATTTATCAAGAGTGATCGTTCTGATAGTAAGAAGATGCTACAATATCATCATAAACAGTTGGGAGATTTCCGGAATGTCCGCATCTGGACTTTATACGATTAACCTTATCAAGATTGACTTCGGACAGATCTTCATTATGAAGAATTGCATTCAACTGCCTCTTTTCATTTGTGGTGTGCGGATGGCGGAGCGCACACTTGCTAAAAGAATTTTTTCGGTAAGTTCTACTCATTTTACCAAACTCCAATACTTTTCTTCGATAATACCTTTTGGTTTAACCAAAGTAATAATTTTCTCCGATGATATCATATATGAATTTTCATTCGTATATTGCATCAACCAGGGACTTAACGTTATATTATTAGAGTCAATCTCAAGAACAAATGGTTCGACTAGTTTACAATCTGGTTCTCCAATATCAGCACCAACTTCTTCAATCTGAGAGACCAACACTAAGTTCCCGGTCAAGATCAGAACTCTCAGCAACTTCCCTTCTTCCATTTAAGACCTCATCAAGATACATATTCTTCAAATTTTCTACGGGTTCAACTACCGCAACTACCCAATCTGTGATGATTGGGACTACTGTATCCGCAGATAAACTTGGCCAACGACATAGCGTTAGATTTATCTTATTAGGCGAATTATCAGTTGGGGCGCTAATCAGAACCTCGCACGGATCTTCAAGGATGTATGTTACTACGCGATCCTCAACATATCCCTCTTTAATATCGGAGATGACATGCTCTCCGGATTTCAAAATTGCCAATTTAACGCTCATTCAATCCTCCTATACACATTACCATTATAGCACGGGATTACCTGAGAGACAAGCTGTTAACCTTAAGATTTCTGAGGTGCTCTGTCATCTTATCAAGATATCCGCGATTGCGCAACTCCTTGAACACCAAATTTTCTACAGCAAATTCGCCGCCCTTCTGAATCGAAGATGATCTCATCTCCCTGAACTTCTCTTTAAGTTTCATGAATGCGTCACGATCATCTGCTCTGTTGTCAATCAAGAAATCAATCTTCTCCATGTAATGATTGACCTTTTTAGAGATTGATGGATCAGATAAATCAACTTGCTTATGAACCGGTTTGCGCACCCACATACTCCTCTTCAGAGAGAATACTCCCTGATCAGATGGAGTGGATTCTCTAATGTCCTGCGCATACAATTCAACATCATGTCCATAGATTTTAATCTTGTGTGTTAATGCCCACAGTTGCTTTTTGTCCTTCAGATAATCATCAATCAAGTCTGAG